GCAAATACTGTTGCCGCTGCTTGCGTATCGAGCGTGGCTGTAAGCGTGGCGCTATAGGCATCGGGATATGCAACAGCAATGGCAATAGGCGTGGAGTCAACAATGTTGATGGTGCCAATGCCGGCCTGCTGCACCCATGCGCTGCCTGTCCAAGTGAACTCTTGGCTGGTATTGGTGTTCACCCATTGCTGACCGATAAATGCGCCAGTGCCCGATGGTGATGCGGCAGCAACAATCGCTGCTGAACCATCCGCTAACTTTTCCGCTGTGACGGCATCAGCAAGGATCTTGCTACTGGTGACTGCATTGGTGGCGAGCGCGGTTTCGGTGACGGCGCCCGCTGTGATGGCTGTGGCAAACGTGCCGGTGCCGGTGCCGGTTACCGGACCCGTAAGGGTGATGGTTTGATCGCCCGTGTTGGTGCCGCTGCTAGTGCCGCTGAAGCTGCCGCCATCAGTCCAAGTGCCGTTGCCGGTGGCGATGGTGCCAAGGCCAAGCGTGGCGCGTTGCGTTGCAGCATCGGCGTCATCAAGCAATGCGCGACCTGCAGACGTGCAAGTGATTTCTTCAACGCTGCCGGCGCCAGCAGTGCTGCGCCCCAGTAAGCGGTCAGTGGCGCTGACGTTTTGGATCTTGTCGTAGGTGACGGCGGCGCTGCCCAGCTTTGCCGTGGTGACCGCACCACTACCTAGTTGATCTGCAGTGACAGCACCATTGGCAATCTTGGCTGCGGTGACGCCATCGTCTGCAATCTTGGCCGTAGTAACGCTGCTGTCGGCGTAGGCAGCAGTGCCAAGCGCCGTTACCTTTGCCGTGGTGACAGCGCCATCCGCCAGCTTACCAGTGGTGACCTGCAGGTCGCCGATGCCAGCAGTGGGCATAACCACTTGGCTGTAGGCGCTGCCGTCAAATACTTGGAGGTTGCCGCTGGAGCTATCAAAATATCCGCGTCCTTCAAAGTTGTCGCTTGCCGGTGCAGTGGTCTGCACTGCAATTGAGCTGTCATCAGCCAGCTTGGCTGCAGTGACGGCATCATCCGCTAGAGCCGTGGTGCCTAGCTTGGTAGTGCTGGCTTGATCCAGCTTGTCGATGTCGATGCTGCCAACGTCGATCAGATCCAGGCCGGCATCAACCAGATCCTTAGCAGTGACCTTCTTGGTTTGGCTTGCGGAGATGTCCGCAATGGGCAAAACGTCAGTGGCCGCAACGCCAGCCTTAGGCAAGGCCGTAAGTTGGGTAATGCGTTGGTCAGCCAAAATTCAACTCCGTGCTATGGACAGTTTAGTCCTCTGCTTCCTTGAGTAGGAAGTCGAGGGATTGTTCAATCTCGATGCGGTCATCGTCTTCTTTAAGGACGTAACCAGCAGGCTCGCCAATCAGCAGACGAATTTCGCCCGTTGTAACAAAATCTATTGTACAGCGAATAATGTCTTCACTGTCAACGGTTACGCCAGTTTGCGTAACCATTGCCTCCATTTCGTAGTAAACATTATTTAACGATGGGTTTAGCTCTTTGTCGGTTAAGTACAGCGCCAAGTCAAACTCGCTGCCGATGTCAACGCGGTGGATGAGCTGCAGCATAAGCAAGGATGTTTCTTTAATACCATTCGATACATAGTCAAATAGGCAGTCGATGGAACCGCTGCCACTAATGAGTCCGGCTGAATACTGCTTGCGGAACTTATCGCTAAGGCTAGTTGCGTCGATTGTTTCGCGGTCTGTATTTAACGTGTAGCCCGTGACATTACCGAGAACGTTGGCTGAAACGTCGCGTACTTTTACGATAATACTTAGTGGTTCGCCGGCAAAATTAGTAAGCGTTAGTTCTGCTGCACGGTTATTATTTATGGCATCTGCAAATTCATAAAAAAAGCGCAGTCCACCTACGGCATTAACATGTACATAGGCTGAGATCAAAGGCTCTACAACGGCTGACGACCATGCCGACGCGGCAAAGCACACCAGCCCACGCACGTCCTCGGTGATCAAGTCGATGCGGTCGCCTGTTATTAAGTTATCAAGCGCACCGTCAAAGCTGAGACGATTTAGTGTGGTGTTTACGTCATCAGGTCTGATCTCATCTTCTAGCAGCGCGTACGGTGTTCGCAGCCCACGCCGCAATCGGACATTACCGTTTCTACCAAGGAAGACTGCCATTATACTACAACGTCAATAAAGTCTCCGTCCATCGTAAATTGAATTGGCACTACGCTTAGTTCGCCTGTGCTAACTGACACTTGGGCACTGGTGATGTAGGCGTTAAACATAATGTCGTCAGCAGCAGCGCCGCCTACGTTTAGCTCCAGCAACACGCGATCTGCTGGTTCAGCGGCGCCACCTTTCATGATCTTGCTAAGTAGTGCCGTAAACTGCGTAAAGCCCGCACTTTCACCTGACTCCAAGCGGTAGTACATCAACGTTGCGCTGCCCGTGGCGCCCTTAATGCCGGGGGTAAACGTGTTAACGGCGCTGTCGATGGTATTAGTAGACAGCAGCTCTACTGTTGTCTCCACTGACCAGTCACGGATTTTGGCTACTGGTTTACTGTCAAATACCAGTGAGCCGCTACGTCCTGTGTAAAAGCCCATTACCTGCGGCCATACTTTGCTCTAGCTTAGCGGACATCGAACAATGAGTCGCTGAAGTTAGCGATCCGGCTAAGCAGCTTGCCGCCGCTGTCTTCGCACGGGTGCTCCATCGCCTTGATGGTGACCTCGCCTTCTTCGTCCATCTGTACCTCCGTGACGCGGAAGACTCGCTTGCGGTTGGTGGTGGCCCCGAGTACGAACATGTAGCCGGCGTATGGAGCAAGCGCAGCGGCGACGCCATTCGATACCGCTATACCCGCTAGTGATACCGGGCTGGTGTTGCCTTTGTACGCCAACACGCTGTAGCTGCCATTAGGTATGCCCTGCAGCAGTGGGGCATTAAGCTCACCGCCTTGCATAATCAGGCCCGATGACACGCGCTCCCATGTATTAAGGCCGATGTCAACGTAGATGTACGCGCCAGGGCTGATTGGTGTGTCAGTGGGGAAGGTCTTAAATTCGATGCCGCGACGGATGTGCCGGCGTTGGTTGCAGAGCAGCTTGGCAAACAGGATCGCCTGTGCCCTCTGGGTTACGAACTGGCTTAGGTCAAATGACTGCGATACGGCAATGCTGGGGTTGACGCCCTTGAGGGATACCGTGACGCTGGAGTTGCGCGGGAAGACATCCTGCGATTCGGTTTCGCGGTAGATGACGGTGGCGATTAGGTCTTGAACGGCGCTGCCGTAGTCGATGAACTCTTCTTTGTAGGAACCCTCCAACACGTTGCCGGCTGTGAATAGGGCGTTGACGAGCACCTCGCGGTTGGCTTGGCCTGCTGCGTTGACCGGCACTGCTGGTATTAGCGTTTCCCTGCCGCCAACACGCGCAAACTCCAGCAAACTGAACGGTGCAGTTTCAGCCCAGAATTGACGCCATGGTGTCTGCTCAGCGATCACGCCATCCATAAACAACTGACAGCCGAGCCCGTTGTTTTTGCAAAACCGCTTGGCGGCTGCAACGCCACTCCAGTCGATGCCTTCAGATTTGGCAAATTTACCGATGCCGTTCTCGGTGTCGAGGATAGTGTCCGCAAAGATGTCAGGCGCAAAGCTGGTGCTGTCGGCGCTGTAGGTGCGGGCGCCAGTGGTTTCATTGACGATCCAACTGCTCTTGCCTTTGGTGACGTAAGCGGTGATGGAGCGTAGGTCTTGAACTCCACGACCAGAAAATACGCCGAGCGCCATCATGCTGAGATTGGCGTACTTGCCGGCGATGGATTCCGCCTGCTGCTCAGTGACAGAAGTAATGCGAAACTCAGGGCCACCATCAAAGCTAAATTGCACTTGCGTGTCAGAACGATTAGAAAACAAGTCCCACTCGTTGGTATAGAGAGGGCCACGCTCTTTGAGTACGCTATGGATGCCCGTGCTAGGTATTGCTTTAAGGGCACCAGTCCATCCGAATGTAGCGCCTTTGCCATCCTCAAAAGTTTGCACTCTGCCTTCATTTTCTATAAATGCAATGTGCGTTTCGCCGCTTCTGGTTTCTGCGCTAATGTCGCCAATAGGGTCAAACTTAAACTCCCACTTTTTCCTGGATGGTCCTTTGAACGCCAGGCCAATGAAATTATCTTGATCTGTTCCTCGCCGCACGGCAAATACAACAGGGAACCCTTGGTAGGTGGATGCTCCTGTTTCTTTGTACGACACCTTAAAGAACGCCATGCGTCCATGTATGCCGTTGTCGCTGAGCCTGTAACCATCTGGGGCTTCACTGTCTCCGTAGTCCTTGGCGCGACCAGAGATGCGTCTAAATAGCTTGCAGCGAATGGCAAACTTTACAAAGTCACAAGCAGTAACGGTTTGATAAGCAGCAGACTCAATTTTTACTAGGCACTTAGTAAAGAAGTCGTCGTCTGCATCGGCTATGAAGTCTTCCCAATCTTTTAATACCAATTTTACAGCGTTACGAGCATCCTCTTTGTCTTTAATTAGTTCGTTCAAAAAATCGCGAACTTTCTTTACTCCTGTTTGATCCGTTGTCCGTTGTCCCTTAAGTTGCGCCAGACGACGCTTCATTGCTTTGATGCCGCCGCTGCCGTAGCGGTTGCCAAGAGCGGTAAAAGGACTGTTTGTATTTCTGTAAAATTGAATTAACGCTTTTTTGGCTTTAGCCTTATTGTTGCTCATTATCTCATCTCTCTCCTCTTGCAACTCATTTATTCGGTCGTTTTTGCTTTCTATCCGCGCAAGGTCTTTCTTTATGTCAGTATTTTTATTGAGAACATCTGCATTGCCGCCCCCGGTTTTTTGAACCTTTACCTCTTTTTTGTTTAGGCCAATCTCGTCAAGTATCTTTTGTATTTCTTTTTGCCTTTCCCTGATGCTTTTCCTTATGCTGCTAGCAGCTTGTCGCGCTGCTTGTCTAAATTCGCCATCTAAATCACCTGAGTTTAAATCGTCTATTACTTGACGTAACTTTTCCAAGTCGTCTTCAATTTCATCGCGCAATGCAGCTACGTCTAGCTTGGGTTTGTTAGCCAAAAAAGAACGCAAAATTTTACGGGTGACGGCAATAGACCCGCCTTTAGGAATAGTTAAAGTTTGTTTTTTATCAAGCTCATCGGTCCAATTGACTACTTCACTGCCAGTAAACTTATAATCTTGAAATCCAAAATTTTTTAATTTAACTACAAAGTCACCTCCACTAATGCTGTCTACCTGTCCTGCAAAGCCAAGACCGGCTACGCCAGAAGATGTTCTACCTGCCGCTACCGTAAACGTATAGTCATCGACAAAAACAGTAGGCGATATACGTGCGTATAAGTCTGGACGGCTAGATGTGCGTAGTCTTTCGATTGCAGTTTTTTCAGCGTCTGTAAGCGGGTCGTTTAATATGGCCTTAGCATCTTGCAGCTCTTCACGGTCGCTTTCATTCCATATCTTTGTTCTAGTTCTGTCGTACTCCGTGACAGGGCGACGACCAGCTTCTATACATTCAAACTTTGCGCGAACGTCATTGTCATCTAGATTAACTTCATCACCTCCGTTCACGCTTACCAAGCGGAATTTAGCTGTGCCAAGCATGTAAGTGGATGCTCTATCCAGTGACTCCGCAAGCTGGTAGCGCATGTCTTTAGCGGCTTCTTTGACCACTATCTGTTGGCGCTTTGCTGCCTTAGCAAAAACAACCGTAATCTCATTGCCTACTGCATAGCTAACATTACCGCCGGTGCCATAGTTGCCGCCCGCAATGGTTATTTGAAGGTTGCCCCACTGCGGCCTTCCTGAATTACGCCGCTCTTGGATTTCAATGTTTAGCGGAATTGGATCATAAACACCAATCGAAGTAAGGCTGCTAGGGCTAAATGCTTGGCTGTAACCATCGCGCCTGCTTTTGGCAAACATGACGCGGCATACGTCCTCGGAGCTGGCGGCACCATCACGGGTGGGATCTTTGACGTCTCCTAATAGCTTGTCGTTGAAGTTAACGGGGCCGTTGTCCTCGTAGTAAAGCCAAGTGTTGGATTCGCTGAATTGCCCCAGCGGTAGTTGACCAAATGCTGTGCGCTCAAAGTCAAGCGTCTTGATACTGGCGGCGCCTAGTACCAGCAATAGCTGCATGAACTGCGTGGAGCCATAGCTTTCCACTGATGACCACACCAGGGATGTGCCAATGCGGACACCGCCGAGCGGGTTGTGGCTGGTATTGCAGTAGACAAGGTTAATGGGGTCGCCGTATTGGCCTAATTCCTGTGAGCTGTTGAAACCAAACCGTGGGCTAAAACGTTGCTCACGCGCTCGGCGTTGGTTTTTGGCGCCGGGGATCTCCGGCTTGGGCATCAGCAGCACTGAGGCTACTTGGAACAAGATGCCGATAACCGTGAGCACCAGTGCGGTGACGCCAAAATCGGCTTCTACAGTGGCTAGCTTCTGCTCAGGGGTGCGGGTGTAGTCGAATTGAACTGACAGGAAGTCGAGGTACTCGTCTTCAGTGACGCCAAGCTGCTGGATCAGATCGTGTTCGTAGGGGAGCAGCTTGCGGGTCATTTGTTAAGCCTGAAGTAGTGGCCGAATCCAACGGGGAGTGGCGCAATTATGACACCGTTTGCTTTGCTGATGAACAAGACATTGCCGTTGTCCAGTACGGTGCCCATGGCGCCATGGTTTTCTCCCGGCATCAATACCAATGCGTGGGGTTCAGGTTCTTTGAGTTTAGTGCCATTTTGAAGCAACCACTTAGCCATGTACCGACGCGGAAATGTTTCGTCGGTATAGCGGTCAAAAATCCACCCTAGGTCTGGTGTGAAATCGTAGTAACCCAACCGCTTGCGTACTTCCGCTGCAAGCAAACAACAGTCCGCAGTGCCGCTACCGTCACCTGGCTTGGCGCCCCACGCCCTACGCAGCCCGATGAGATCGTTCAAGTAAGGTACAGCTCCGCGTTCAACGGCAAGATTCCAACATTATCGGATGTAAGTGTACGAGCCGGAAAGTTAGCGCCAACGCTGTCCATAGATGAACGAAAGCGCAGCTCAACTGCTGTGTCGCTAAACGTAGCGCCAGTGCCAATAAAGTAGTCGGTAAATGTTGTGGATATAGCGCCGGCAGCCGTTACCAATGCGGTGGTTAACTTCAACACACTAAGTCGGTTGCCGTCGCCTTCTTCTACTAGGCGGATGACAAGTTCCTGCGCGGGGAATAGTACGCGCAACTGTTGGTTGTCGCCGTTTAGATTTGCCAATGCGCCATCAGCCTGGAATGGCGCAAAGGCGT